GATACGGGATTCAATTCTTGTATTTGCTCATTTAGGGCTTTTTCTTCAATCGCCTGCATGCGTTTAAAAACTTCTATTTGCTCATTCAGTTTTTGCGACTTCTCAGCAGCACGACTAACCGCAGCTTTTACACAGTCTTCATAATTTTTCGGATTATCTTTATAATAAAAATTGCACCGATTTAATTCATCAGTCAAAATTAATTTAATAACATTTGCCTGATTGGCGACATCCGTCCAGTTATCAGCCCATTTTTTCTGATGCGCTTTCAAGGCCTCCATCAATCGCTTTGCCGATTCCAACTCTTTTTTGCCAAACGGGTCACCCATAAAACTACCGCCTGTATTACCCTCCGGCGCGCTTGGGTCAGGCACATTGCCGCCACCTTTTTTCTTTTCCTTCTCCTTTTCCTGCTTTTCTTTTTCTTCACGGGCTTTTTGCTTTGATTGTTCTTCCGCCTCTTTATCCCCCAACCAACCGCCAACGGGGCCAATTCCGTCCGAAGAGCCGCCGGAAGAACCGCCGCCGGAGCTGTCTTTTTTAGGCGGCTTTTGGCCGGGTATATCGACTATTTCCAAAGAACCGCCCGACGAACCGCCTGAAGAGCCGCCCCCTGAAGAGCTACCGCCTGAAGAGCTGCCGCCTGAAGAGCTGCCGCCTGAAGGCGGATAAGCACGACCATTAGCTTCAGGCAACCAAGTCGGAGAAATACATTCAGGAGGCACACACAACCTTTTACCGTAGGTAAAGGTATCTGACGTCAAACTACCGCCCTTACAAATACCTACAATATTCCCACCTTTTGGACGGAAGCCCTTACCATCATTACCCTCGCACGCATTTAATGTTTTACCACCTTGACACTTGATAGCATCACCACCCGGAACATTTCTATATTCTTGATAATAATTACCGTCAGATTTACCGATACAGTAACCGGGAGTGACAGCAAAAGCAGAAGGAGCAAACAAAACAAAAGCCGCAACTATCGCGGCCATTATCGTTTTTTTCATTTTTTCGCCCCTACAAAGTCAGCATAAAGAAAATAAACATGCCCGCCTGTAATGCACCGAAGAAGTAGTAAATATCAATCATTTATTGACCCTTTAACAAACCTATGATTGCCTTAGCCATCATCAAAACTATTGCCGTAGGAATCAAGGCAGACATCATTTCGTAACCGGCCAAATAATTTTGCGCTTCGTCGCATTGAGGCAGATACGCGCTCAATTTTTGGCTGCCGAGATACCAAGATTTATCCTTATAAACAAGCTGTTTCACGCCGTTTTCGGTGATGACGGGGGAAACCGCCGAGAAGTAGGCATTCTCAGCAGCCTCCCGCGTCTGATAACAGCTATTGCCTACCTGATAGCCCATGTCATCTTAACGGCCAAACAGGCGCATAATCAGGCGGATGCCGAACAAGGCGGCAAAACCGACCACGATTAAGGCCGCGCCTTCCTGTACGTCGGCAAAGCCGCCAGTAATGGCGTTTTTGATGCCTTCGGCAAGTGCGGCGTTAGCGGTCATGGGGAGAGCAGCCATTACGGCCAACGGGGCGGCATAAGCCGCAGTTTTCAGTTTTTTAATCATTTTCATGATTTTTTTCCTTTGTCATAGGTTTTACCGTTTTCAACAGGCAAACGGCCAGCCCAAAAAATTTACACTACAAACCTTTCATGAGGTTTCATGATGTAGGAATAGTGCTTTTCCTTGCCTTTTTCGACGGTTACGACTTCGTAAACGTTACAATCTTTGATGACACGGCCGAAAACATGCAATACTTGTTCCGGAGTCATCAATCTTTCTTTTTTCGGCATAATCATGATTTGTCCCCCGGCTTGATTTCACGCAGATGGTCTACTACGCGGATGATGTTTTTGCCTTTTTTGGCTTCGTGATAAGCCACATCAACCTGAACGGGGAGCTTTCCTTTCAGGTGCAACAATTCTTTATGGCGTTCCATAGGGCCGAATTCGAGCGTAAAGCTGTCTACGCCAAATTCGTTTTTAGAGCCTTCGTAAATCGGCATATCGCAATCAATACGGCAATAGTCGTATTCGATGCCGTTGTCAGTTTGACCTTTGTTCCAAGATACTTTTCGTAGTGTCATCAACATGGTTTTTCCTTTCGTTAGGAGGTTTGAGATTCGGCAGATGCCCGAAGATTAAGACTTCAAAAAGCTATCGCCGCGTTTAAAAATCAATGTGCTTTGTTCAGTTTTGCCGCTACTTTTTGCTCAAGATTTACAAGGCAGTGCGGCACGCCATGCGCCCTTTGTTGGGCGTAGGCTATGTATTCGTCGGATTGTTCGTACTGCTGCCTTTCTTGATGCTCAAGCAGGATGGCCGCGGCCATGAGTTTTTGCCGACTGTATTTTCTGTTTCCGTACAGCTCTATTTCGCCATCGGTCATTTTTTTGGTTTTGGGAGCCTGATACTTGCCGCTTAATTCAAATTCCAGCAAGTCAAGCGGATCGCGCGGCACGCGCCCGGCTTGATGGATGTAATCGCGGTACAGATAGGCGCAGTCAAAAGCCTGTTTTGCCAATCGTTTGGGCATTTCTGTTTGCTGGCTTTTGAGTGCGGTTATTATTTCTTTGTCGGTCATGCCCATTTCTTCATACATGACGACAGCACGGCTAACCTGCATTGATGCGTACTTTCCCACATGGGCGATTGATATTTCTCTTTCTTTTTCAATACGTTCAGGCTTAGACGGCGCGTGTCCATATTGTGAAAACAGTTGCCCGAATACGGGATAGCAGGCGGTCAGGTATTCACCAGCCGCTATCAAAATATCAAGCGGTATGATGATATCCCTTGCCCTGAATTCGACTTCGGCACGAACCCACGGGCTTAATTCGTCCCCGAGCTGTTTGCCTTTTTCGTAGATGCGGGCAAAGCGAGAGGCGTTTTTGCGCGAGCCGACGTAAAAGGTTTTGCCGGTGCCTTTGTATAGTTTCCAATCGCCGCCCACGCATTCGCTGATGGGCTTAGAGCGGTGCAGGGTATAACCGCCGTCTTCCCAGTCTTTTAGGGCTTGTTCGCAGGTGTATTCGCCGTTCAGAAAGTCATGGGCGACGTCGCAACGGCTGATGCGGGGCTGTTTTGCGCGTTCGGTCAGGAATTCGTAAAGGCGTAATTCCCAACCGTCTTTAGCGGCTATGAGGCCTTCGCCCGTAAAGTGCAGACATACGGTGTCTTTGTTTTTTCTGCCGCCAACTGCTACGAAGCCGTAGTTATGTTCTTCGTCGCCGAGCTGGTAGGATTTTTCGTAAAAATTCCGACCGCCTTCGTTTTCATAGCTGATGCCGTAGCCCATTACTTCGGCCAGTTCGGCGGAGCAGTTCGCTACTATCTCTTCGTAGGAACCTAATTGGTCATCCCTGATAAATGTGTCTTCATGCAGTACTACGGTCAGTGTGTCTATAAAGCCTGCCTGTTGATTCCCGCGTTTTAGGATTATTTCTTTTACTTTGCCGTTCATCATCACCAGATGAGCGTAGCTTTCGCTTACAGCACCCCCGTGTTACTCATGGGGGCTGCCTCAAACGGCAAGCAGCCGTTCGTTCTTTCTGTCATTTTTGATGATGTTGGCATTATTTCCATTTTCCTGGCTTCCTCTAGCAATCCTGCCCGCCGCCGCCGCCGCGCAGGCGCGGCATGCGGCATGCGGGCTAGGATTGTTAATGAGTTCATTAACTCTTTTTTTAAATTATTACACCAAATAACACAAAAGCGCAAGAACTATTTAACTTTGTAGCTAAATAGCAATAGAATTTAAGAACTCAATAACTAATAGAGACAAAAATGACAAACCAGAGAGCAACATACAATATAAAAATGGAAAAAAAGCTAAAAATGGAAAGACTTGCTATAGAAGCAAGCCTAAAAATTGGAAGAACAATTAAATGGACTGAACTAATGGACGTCTTAGTAACCGAATTCAGCAAAGACGCTCAAGAAATGATAATTCACCGAGAAAAAGAAAAAAATGAGAGATAAAACGCTGTGGCTAATTTTTGAATCTACAAAAATAATTTTGTTAGGAATTATTGCAATTTGCCTACTACGCATAAACGAAACAAAACACGACACACCCATAGAAGCCGAACTTGTAGAAATGTGCGGCAATCAACCATGCCAAAAATAGCGAGCATTCTCACGTCTGGCGAGCATCCGGACGCTGTTTTAAAATAGCCTTATGACTCAATCATAAGGCTTTGTTTTATCATGCGTTCCGCTTCCCAATGGCTGGATTTGTTCAAACGGTACAAACCGCTTTATTCAGACTATGCGCTTGCCCGGCATTGGGGCGTTTCGACTTCGCACATTTCTCAATACCGCAAAGGCCGTATGAATCTGCCGCTTGCCTTCATGCTGGAAATCGCCGAAACGTGCAACAGGCAACCGCTTGAAATCATTGTTTCTTTGAATTACCACAAAGCGCGAGAACGCGACAAAGAAGGTTTGAAGGACGTTTATTTCGAAGCGGCCAAAGAAGGTATTTGCAACGAGATGGCCGCCAATGCCGGCAGGGGCTGGCGGCCTAAAAGGCGTTACTACAAGTAGCGAGCATTTGATGTTTCGCATAATTATATATCTATGTCTAATTTACCGTCTGTTCAGGCGGTTTTTCTTTTTTTTTTTGGGGCTACCCCTTCGGGGTCGGGCTTGCATCCTTCGGACTCCGAACTAGGGTTGCTACGCTAGTCAGTGCTAATCCCTAGCCTCTTCGCTCATTCTTCGCTGCGCACTCCGTTTGCTCCCACTAACCCACCCTTTGCATGGATCTTTCAGACGGCCTTTATGCCGCCGTTTTTTTCGGATTTATCACGGAAGGGGATTGCTTCCGCAAAAATCCCGAAACAAAACGGCGACATTTCCGCATAAAGGCCGTCTGCAAGCTTCATGCTTCCTATGCTCCGCGCTTCGCTTGGTACGGCGCGCCTTCGGCACGCTATGAATGCTTCGCATGGATTGGTTGCGCGTTGTTCCAACGCGCCCGAAACGCAACCATTACCCAAGGAAACGGCATCTTCCTCATGGGCGGCTTTGGTTCGGGCTTTTGGCCGCAGGGTAATCCGCCGCTTCAGTCCGTCAAGGGGGTATTCGTAAAGACGAGATAATGCGCTTCGTCTTTACAAAGCTTCCCCCTTGACGGCCTTACGCAGCGGCTTACTGGTGCGGCACGCCCTACCCAAAGCCGCCCATTCCGGAAGATGCCTGACATTTCCGAGGCGGAAAAGTTTGCCTTTCTCCGGGACGGTTCGCCCACCGCTAACCAACCCTTCCAAAAGAGGCCGGGCAGGGCGGTGATACCAACCTTTTGTCATAGGAGCTTTAAAAATGTGTGAAGATTTAAAAGAACCGATTGTGTTTAAAACGGCTGAAATTTGGACAAAAGTCCATAATTTTCTGAACGATTTGGAATGTGCCGACATCCTGTATACCTGCGAGTTTTTAGGCTACCTCGAAGGCATACACGAGGCGGGCGGAATCAACAGGCGGGGCTATGAGTTTTACCATACTTTGGCCATGAGCCGTTTTAACCGCCTCATGGAGGAAAATGCGGGGATTGAAAAACAGGAAGAACTTGTTTTCAACCAGCCTGAAGGCGAAGAGTAGTTTAAAGCCCGAACCTGCCCGAAAGGGCAGGCAGGGCGACCCACCCAAGGCGAATATGCCTACGCCGTCCGAATTCCGCCGTTTTTTTCGGATTTATCACGGAAGGGGATTGCTTCCGCAAAAATCTCGAAACAAAACGGCGACGTATCGAATTCGAACCGCTCCGGCACAATCGCCACCCACCCTAAAAAGGAAACTAAAATGAAGCACGTAGCAAACATTATGCGATTCAACGACTGGAACACCGAACAGGAAAGCACCATCGGCAGAATCTTCGCCGAAGGCAAGGGCAGGAAAAAGACGTTTTTTATCGAATGGATAGGCCAGCCGCTACAGGATGAAATCAAAGGCTGTTATTATGATGCCTGCGCCGCCGCCATCAATACCGACAAATGGAACTTTGTCAGCAGAATATAACAAGAATAAATGACAGAATAACAACAAGGCCGTCTGAAAATTTCAGACGGCCTTTGTCATTGTGCCGATGGGCCTTTGGAATAATCAGGCAGGAGGGTCAGCTTGTCTTTACCGCCCATCACATAAACCCCACCTTCGCCCGTATTTGCTTCAGGTTGCGAAATGCGGGCGTTTTGGCCTTCAGCCATGCTTACCCCTTCCCGCCTGTACGGATTGAACGGAAGGCCGTTTTCTGCCCAATCGCGGCAGGTTTCAGGCTTGATTGAGACTTTCGTCCCGAAATCGGTATAGCAATCGCAGCCTTTACGGCCTTTGATGCAGGCGGCCACGCTTTCCATCCGGCTTACAGCCCTAATTCCGTCATAGATCGGCGCGGTTTCGGGCATGCCCTCAACGCGCGGCCGATAATATGCCTCCGAGAATTCGGGCACCGATGCGTCCGCTTCGGGCAAAGCCGAAGGCGGAGCAGATGAAGGAAGGGCGGGAACGTCTACCAAATCGACCAATTCAGCCTCTACCGGAGCGGACGGCTGAACCGATTGAGAGTCTTTAACCTGTACAACCTCTTCTTTTTTCGCGCCGGGATTGGCCTTCTCATAGATGTGGCCAATCCACGGCACGCCGAAGTATAGTAGCACCGCAAGCAAGAAAAAGACGATCCAAAATACTTTTGGAATCTTTTTCGTGAATTTGATGTGTTTACTGGCCGACTTGTAATACTTAAAGGCTTCCTTCGGCGGCTTGTAAAAAGACTTGGTTGCAGTTGTAAACGATTGAGCAGTCAGATTCTCTTCGCAGCGGTAAAACTCATATTTGTAAGTACCTACCACTTTGCGCTCAAGGTGTATATGGCGACCTACAAGATTTCGCACATACTTATCCAGCATAGTTGGATGTTGGGTCATGAGTATCAGCGTAAAGCCGTAATGCCTCAATTCCTTCAAAGTTTGTATATAAGGCGGGGGCTTTTGCGCCGAGGAGCGGACAGGATAGGTGTAGTCCGCTTCGTCCACAATAACCACCGAACCTTCAGGCACAATTTCATTCAGCGGAGCAGACTGTAATTCCTCTTCGGTTAGTTCATGGGCTTTAAATTTGCGCGTGTCCAGACCGTCTATATGGCAAAAATAAAGCGGGCGTGCAATTTTAGTCCCATCTTCCGCTTCAAACGTAAACAGGCCGTCTTTGTTATTCAGAATCATATCGACGACCATCGATGTTTTACCTGTTCCAAGAGTCCCAGTAATGAGATAAAGCATCAGCTGCCCCCAATCGTCATTTTTGAAAAAGAATCGACGGCCAATAATGCGCCCCTAATTGCAATAGCTGAGAAAATAATCTCTATTCCGAACTCAAACCCGCCTATATTCAGCAGGTCAAGCAAAGCGGCCGGAAGCTGATGATAACCCTGATAAAAATAGTTTTTCATTTCATCAATGCCCCAGCTGGACACTTTGTAGACTGTAATCCCAACGCCGAAGGCAACGACAAACTTTACTATCATTGCCCGCACAACCCACGAGGCAATAAAACCGATGACGGGTATTAAAAACGCTGGCATTTATTGTCCTTTCAGCACAATCATGATTCCGGTAACAGATGCGGCCATGATGACAAAGCCGCGAACAATGCGGAGGAACTCGCAAAAACCGTCCCAACTCAGGCTTATTACGCCGACCATTGTGTTAAATTTCATCGGAGCAGGGCACTTGGCCGAAGAGCCTTTCAGAAAATCTTCAAATTTCCAACCAATCGGCACTTCTTTTTTCGGGATAAGCCCCGAAAAGTCGCCTTCTTCTGGCATGTTGCCGTTAAATTCCGCACAAGTAAGGGTATTGGGATGTTTCTTACAGAACGCTTCCAAATCAGACTGGCCGTCGCCTTCGCCCGAAGCTTTGGCAGCGGAACCGTTGCCACTGGCAACATTTCCACCACCACCGCTTCCGCCCGAACCGCCGCCATTGCCTGAATTTAATTTATCGACCTTTGCAATCAACTCGCCCAATCTGCCGGACAAACCCGAAAACCCAAGGTTTAAACTGTTGTTTAAAACATTGGTTTGACCCTCAATATCACGGCTCAAAGCCTGTAAAGAGCCATTTAGGGCATTCAAAGCACCCGTATAATCGCGAGTTTCAATTTTATTGACTATTTCATTATTTATAGTCTGATTGTTGGTTGTGGTGATGTTGTTGGTTTGTGTGTTGTAGTTATTGACTACACCCCCACCATTACCGCCGCCATCACTAGTTTTTTCCGTTATGGTTTCGGTTTCCTTTGTCGTCCCGTTTTTGTCATCGCCCGTTTTTTCAGTCGTTTTTGAAGAGGACGAGCCGTCAGGTACCGTAAAGCCTGAAAAGGCATTAACAATCAGCTTT